AACTCACCGTAATCAGTCGTAGATTTGTATGGCGGATCACAGTAAATTGCCATTTTAAAAGGAGTATACTCAATATAGGATTTATTGTCGAATAATATATCGCCTTTTCGAAAGTCTGTTTGTAATCTTTTAGCAGATTCTCTTGCCTCTTTGTTGTAATCTCTGATTCGGTCACCTCTTTGATATTTTTGTGCGTAACCACCAAACCATTTTCCCGCAAAACTTAAGAAATGTCCATAATAACATCTCATGGCGGATGATTCTGCTGTTTTCAACTTTTTGTATTCTTCTTCCGTAGTTGTAATTGGAAACTCAAAAACATTATCATACAACTCTTGTAAAAACATTATCAAATCTTTGTTGATATCGTTGAGGAAACATATAGCAAAATCCTCGACTAACAATCTTTCGACGGCACACGACCCGCAAAATGGACTAAAAAGCATTCCATACTCGCTATCATTCCTTATGTATTCAGCCAAGTCTTTTGCGATTATTGCTTTCCCACCATGGTATTTCATAATATATAGAAACTATTTTATTTATATATATTATGATTATTGAAATCGTATCGGCTGTGAGTGTTTTTGTATTTGTTGTCGCCTATTCCCATATGATTACAATGATGAATCGAGATAGATATATAAGATTGAATAGTGATGATGATGACTAAACTAACCATATAATATCTTGTGGTAAATCTATTTTATAACAATAGTAAAAACAGTCAAAATTACAACAACTTTTTTGGTTTACTAATTCTCCATCAACAAGTTTTTCAAAGTGTATCCTTTTTCTTGGAATGATAATTTGTAACCCTTTATCTTTCCAATCACGAACATAAGAAGTGTTAATTTTTGCTGAAGGAAGTATAATGATAAAAGGTTTGTCAAGAACTTTCAACCTTTGTAAAACATCTTTTGCTTTACTAAATGGTGGATTTGAAACAATAATTTCACCCACATTATTTTCAAAAAAATCTACTTGTTCATGAATAACGTCAAATCCCAATTCCTCTAAATATTGACCGCTCTGTCCGTTGCCGTAGAATGCTTCCCAAATTACCTTTTTAGGAATGTAATCTTTGATATTTTCCCAAGCGTGTTTTGGTGTCATATAGTCGTCGTGTTTGATAAAAGTTTTTGTATGAAATCCCGCCATATACTAATTCTATATTTTTTGTTTTTAATTTCCATTCCATAACAAGACCCATGCTAAATATCCTCGCAAATGGTCAAAATCTTTGTGATGCCGTAATTTATACCTACGACGATGCTCCTCTGCTACATCAATCCCATCACGTTTCAAATAGGAATAATAATCGTCATAATCTGAATCTCCAATTGATGCTATTTTTCTGCCTTCGTAATAAACATCCAACTTTTTTTCAATGTCGCTTGGTTTTGTGACCTCAACTCCTATCTTTTTTGCTTGTTTGAGTATCAAAGGATTCATACAATTTGAAATTATTAAAATAAAAATGTTTTCTTCTTGTATATGAATGACAGCCCATACGAACACATCAAGCATGGGACTTTCACAAGAGATTTCAATAAAAGACCAAAATCTTTACACCACCTTAAAGACCTTGGTGAGTTTGCTGATTATATTTTACATCATATTGAAGAGTTTAGTGAGAGAACTGTCAAACGAGCAAGATTTTACAAAAACCTCATAAAGCATCACGGACCTCCTAATTCATATAAAGGTGGAAAACTACAATTGAAAGTTTTCAAAGAGATGATTGAAAATAGTTACAGACATGACAAGAAAGAGATTGGTAATTTCATCATTCAACCGATTTCAAACCGAGAGGTTCAAGTATGGACTAATTTTCAAACAAGACATCTTGTGATTGTATTCACTGGAACATATTCGGCACTGGATTGGCTTAACAACTATGAAATGGTGAAAGGTAAATATCAAGATACACTACGATTTAAAACTGCTAAACGGATATTTGAGGAATCTCTGTCACAATTTCCCGATTTTAAAGTGTCATTGGTGTCCCATTCACAAAGCGGTATGATAACGTTTTTATTAGATGACGGTAGAGTTCATGAGGTTTTAACCTACAATCCAGCACGTTTTCCTTTTCAAAAACAAAAAAATAATGAGTATATAGTAAAAACCTCAGCAGACCCAGTGAGCATTATGGTGAAATCAAATGAGAAAAATACAATTATTAAATCCAAAACATTAAATCCATTACGAGAACATTCAACTGTTCCATTGGGTGAATTAGACCAAAATATGATGATTGGGAAAGGTAGATTCTAAACATCTTGTGAAAGCATAAGTTTTTCTGCTTTTTTCTTTTGATAATATTCTGCCTTTTTTTGCTTTATTTCAACTGCTTTTTCTTCTCGTCGTTTTTTATCATATTCTGCTTTTTCTACTTTATGAGTTTCAGTGTATATTTTTTTGAGTTCTAATTGAGATTCTTTATATTTTTGATAATGTTTAGCATTATAATTAGGGTCTTTAACAATTTGTTTTTGATATTTATCATGACCTAAATTAGGGTGTAATTCAAGTTCCTTTTGATATTTAATTTTCCAATAATTTATCATATCTTCATCAATTATTATTGGACGATTTGTATTTAATTTGGCTTTCAATTCATCATACCAATAACGCTCTCGTTTTTTGGCTTCATTTACATCTTTACAAGAATATTTTTCAATTTCAATCATTTCCCAATTTTCCCAACCACCATTTTCTCGTATCATTTGATAAAGTTTTTCTTTACCTTTTATAGACTTGCGTTTGTGTTGTCCTTTTCTATCTTTAAAACTTGTTGTATGACCTACATAAACATCAAGTATACTCAAATTATTACAAACAATTTTGTATATAATTGTTTCAGTGTAATCAATCGCATTTAGGGGCATTTTATATTACTATGTCCTAAACTTTAAATCAATTTTAATACGTTTTATCAAGTGCCTTTTGGAAATCGCATTTCTCTTTTTTAAATATTAGGAAGAAATATCTACCATACCACTTTTTTATCGAGCAAGTAACTATCTTGTGTAAATACAATCCTTTATCGTTTAAAATCTTAATCCTTTTTGGTGTTAAAGCACTAAAACATTTTTCATTTATCAAAAATGCCATACCCTTCCTTACCTTATCGCTAAAATGGTTTAAGATTATCCAAAATGAGTTTACTCGTTTCACGCCAGTTTCCAATCGATACGGAGGATTGCTAAGACACCAATCTACTATACCTTCATGGGTTGTATAATCTCGACCGTCCTCAATTTCAGTCCATTCTTTTACTATATTTGTAGGAAAATTATCATAAAATGCTTTTTCGCCACGAAAAGGTTCTAAAACCACATCACCTTCTTCCAATGTAATAAATTGTAATAAATCTTTTGCTAATTCAACTGGAGTTTGGTGCGAATAGTAGATGTCGTTCTTCATACTTTAGATTTCTAAAATGTATTTAAGTATACTCCTAAATACAATTCAAAGATTTTTCACCATTACGATTTCCTTTTCACTGATGACCACTTGCGGATAAGTTTTCAAAATGGTAATGGCTCTACTCTCCATTTTCCCTATACGTTCAATCTGTTTTTTATCAAGTCCAAGATAATTGTCAAGTAAATATCTCCTCGTTTTTCCGCCCAATGTCGCTGGGAAAAAGGTAATGGAATGACATTCGCCTAAAATTGGTTTTGTTGCTACACCATCACATGCGATGTGTGAAAGATATATCATACTCGTTTTGGTATGTCTTCCTCTGTTCAAAATGGCTAAACTAAACTCTCTCAAATGTTGTTTCATCTTTTTTTCAATAATCGAGTCACAATCGTCCCAAATGGTTAAGCAGTTATCAACCGAGTTCTCATCCAACTCAGTATTCAAAAACTCTTTTGAAAGTGTAATCCTTTTAGCATCACGAACTCTATCGATAGATTCATCACTTTCCAATGGACTCAAAATATAGACTGGATTTTTTGAAAATAGTTTCTTATACTCGTTCGCAAGGTTTGCCGTCCAATAACTTTTTCCCGAACCCGAAGCCCCGCATACATAGTGGATTGTCCTTTCTTTCGTCTTATCGGGAATGAGTTGAAATCTTTGGTTTTCTTTCAACATTAGTGCTGGATAATTATGCTCTGATTCACTTTTTTCGTCCAAGTATACTATTCTATCCTTCTTCCCGTCTTCAATTATTTTTACAATCGGTCTGCCATTTTGTTCAAGATTAAAACTCATAATTCTTATATAACAACATTTTTAATTATTTTTTTTCCAGTCCATGGTTTTTCTTGACTTTTTCTTTGAACTTTTCGAGTTTCTTGCTCATACTACCCGCCTCTAAAAGTTCCATTTCTTCTTCCTCTCTCTGCTTGAGATTTGATTTGATAGTTCTCAACATAGTTTTAGACGCTTTTTTCATGTCAATCGCATAAGATGTTGGGATTGTAGGATTATTGAGTTCTGCTACGTATCTTGGCATATAATATCTAACAATATATTTTTATTTTTATTTTTTTATCATCACGACATATTTGCCGTCGATAAAACAAACGATTAACTCGTCAGTTCCCACAAAACTCAAAATATGTTGTAAAACATCGGGTGGTAACTTCACCAATGCTTTCAACATATATTAACGGAAGAAATTAAATTGGAATATACGCAAACTCTTGTGTTCCAGTTGGTGTCATGATTCCTAATTTTGATACAGCAAACTCTACACTATTTACAGTAGAGGCAGAATTACTACCAATGGAGAAAAACAATATCAATTCAGTTGAGCCAAAAGGTCCAACGTTTGAACCCGCAACTGGTGATAAATCCATCAGATTCAAAGTTTGACCATAATAAGTTGGTGTAGGACAACTTCCCGAAATATTTGAAAACATACAGTATCTTGTATTTGCGGTTGGTGTGACTGCTTGGTCAAAAATATAGGTGCGTTTGGAGTGGTAAAATGTTGGGTCACCCGCTTGAGGTTGAGTATAAACGGTGAGAAAAGGTGTATTGTCATTCGAGGTTGTGAGCCCATTAAACATATACATATACATTCCCAAAAGGTCAGCGACTGTCATACCAGCATAAGGTCCAGCATACCAGTTTATTTTATACCCCGCTACAGTATTCTTAAAATACCATGATGGAGTGTAGGCATAACTATTTATAAAAGTGGCGGTTGGAGCGGTAGGAGGCCGCCCGTCAGCGTAGATGGCTGGACTGATATTTTGTAAAGTTGTGTTTGTCTGTTTGATTTTTAGTTCTTGTAAAGCCCCTACTGTAGAAACTGTATTAAAAGTCAAATCAGTTGCGGTCAATTGAGAATAATTCACATCATTTGTCATTTGAAGAACAGTTCCACTTATGTTGGTTGTTTTTGTGATGACTGGACCAACAACAAAAGTTGCTAAAATAGGTTGTGCTAATCCCGATAAATCTGCCGTATCAATGATTCCAGTATCATCGGGATTTGTAGTAATTCTTGCGGATTGAGTAGTTAATGCTGTCAAGTAGTAAGTTACTCCAGCAAACATAGTAGCGGTATCTTGATTTACTTGAACTGGATTTCCAGCACCACTCAGATTCCAAGGAGGAACATTTATAGGAGATTCAAAAATGACAAATAAAGGACCACTCGCAGTGACATTTGGTAAATTGGTTAAAGTTCCAGTTGCTGAACTATTATCAACTAATACATCTCCTCCCACACCATTGACACCAATATGACTCGCATTATAAATATAATTATTCGCCATATCTACAAAAGTAGATGCTGGAAAGGTTGCCCACAAAGACGCATCGGCTGGGTCACCTTGCTCGCCTTGAGGACCAGTTGGACCAACCGCTCCTTGTATGCCTTGTATGCCTTGAATACCTTGGATACCTTGGATACCTTGGTCACCTTGCGGACCTTGAGGACCAGTTGGTCCAACATCACCTTGGATACCTTGTATGCCTTGGTCGCCTTGCGGACCAGTAGGTCCTACATCGCCTTGGATACCTTGGATACCTTGGATACCTTGGATACCTTGGTCGCCTTGCGGACCAGTAGGACCTTGCGGACCAGTAGGACCTTGCGGACCAGTAGGACCAACAGTCCCACCTCCCGCTTCTACCCATTCAAACCCTAAAGGACCATTTGAACCAACAACTTGTCCAACAGTTCCCGAGTGGGCAAAAGTATAAAGTCCTTCTAATTTACCATTTACAAGACTTGAATATGCCGTGGTTTGAGTCGTCCCATCAGCAAACCCTAATTCTTGTAATGATTGAAAATTGACAGCAGAATCGATATTAACAGTAGGATTACCCTCATCGGATACAAACTTGAGAGATTGGAGGCGAAACCCTTGACTATCAAAAAGGTTACGACTCATTATAATAATCACAAAGATATTTTTGTAATTATTTTACAATTTTAAAACCATTCGCCTTTTGCTGGTTTCCAAAGATTATGCTCTTTGACGTATTTTGAGGCGGCACCAAGTTTGAGATTTCTATCTTTCATGACTTGTTTTACAATCTCTACCCTTTCCTTTGCTTTATCAGTCATACCTCGTTTTACTTTTACCTTTTTCTCCGCTTCCGCTTTGGGTTCAAGGAGTTTCTCAACAGCCATTTTTGCTCTTTCTGTTTTGGTTTCACCCTCTACACGATGTAGTTCATCATCGATATTTTTCAAAACCTTTCTACGTGGTTTTCTTGCCTTTTTAGGGGCTTCCTTAATCATACCTTCCTCGAACTTTTTCTCACCTTCAACACGACCTTTCTCACTCTTAAGTTTAGCAATTTCATCTCTTAAGTGAGCCATTTCGCCTCTATGAGCAACATCAATTTTCTTCATGTAGTCAGCCTCTGTTTCGGGTTTAGGGTGTTCAAATACGACTTCCTCATACTTGGTTCTTGGTTTTCTTGCCTTCTTGGGTGGTTGTTCTCCAAATGTAACTTCCTCAAACTTTTCCTTGCTCTTGTTCTTGCTACCCTTGGGACGACCACGTTTTCCAGCACCAACAACAGACCCCATCACTGCTCCTTTAACAGCATCTTTTACCAACTCTTTGCCTACTGGAACAATAACATCATTGACAATCTCTTTGCCTACATTGCCTAAAAACTTTCCAGCGGGTTTAATATAATCGTCATAAACACCCCCACCTTGAATCATCTCCATCAACTCTTCTTTAGACATTTGTGATAAATCTCCACCCTTGTATTTATCTGCTTTTGGTTGTTGATACATCAATGCTCCACCTTCTTCTTCGTCACTCGAAGAACTATAGTCACTATCACTATCGCTATCTTGTGGTTGATTATACATCAATGCTCCACCATTCAAATGTTTCGTGCTACTCTCAACGGCTCTGTTGTTATATTGTAAAAAACTACCTTTGTGATGTTCCTTTGAACCTACAATCAACGGGTCTTCATAAAATGTCTGTGATGGCTGTTGTGAAAATGGATGTCCGCCATCACTTTTGCGATTCATAAACCTTTTATCTTGTTGTCCTAAAAATCCCCATTGAGTATACTGTGGTGTTTCATGAATGTAGGATTTTTTAGAGGCATTAACTTCGTCAATCATCATAGGCGACATATAGGAAGTCATTATAATTAATAAAATTAAAATAATTTAATTATTTTATTATTTCATACTATAATGGATGAACCCGATATAATCTACTTTGACACTATTTCATGTAATCTTGCTTCAACAAGTGGTTCTCCCCCTCAAGCGTCATACAATCAAGCAAGAACTATTCCTTATCTTAAAAATCCCGAAGAATATTATGGGGCAATCATATCGTTTTATATAAATGATACATCAATTCCAGTCATAACTCCCGATATTGTTCCATATCAATCCAATCCTAATTTGACCGTCTATACTGTTACATTACAAAATGGAGCAAATGTTGTTACACAAAATATCATTTTTGAACCTCAAAATCTCGTAGCCGATGTTCCTTTAGGACCAAGTTTGTATCCCGATGAACTTCCTAACTATAAGACTGGATACTACAATATCCAATCATACGCCTATTTCATGGGTTTAGTGAATAATGCTTTCATTACGGCATACAACAGTCTTCGAGTATTAGTGCCAACTTTACCAGCAAATGAGCCACCCATTTTGAACTTTGATAGTGCTACAAATCTCTTTTCCATAACTGGTTTGGATAGTTTATATAATAATGATACATCATTGACTCCAGTAGTCATTTACATGAATAGTCCTTTGTATCATCTTTTTGAGTTTGCCAACTACTTTACAGTTATTAATGGTGTAGCATTGAATCAAATTATTATGAACTCTAACACATCAATCATCGATACAGCAAACGATGTGATTACCAATATTCAAGAGGTGTATTCAGTAGATTTATGGAACACTATTACAAATATAGTAATTACTACAGCAAATGTTCCAGTGGTTCAAACAAATGTAGGCAATCCTCAAGTTTATTATAACGGCGTTGTTTTACCCATTTCAACCAATAACTCCAACACTCGTCAAGTAATGTTGGATTTTCCCTATACTTTAAACTCTGTCAATCAACCTATATCCTATGTTCCAACTGCTCAATACCAACTTTTTGAGATGAATAGTTCAGAACCCCTATATACTATGGATTGGCAAATGTCCTATAGGGCAAGAACGGGATTGTTGTATCCAGTATTCTTAAACAGCGGAACAGTCGCATCTTTGAAACTCGGTTTCTTCAAAAAGTCAGCATTCAAACATTTAAAAGGCGCAAGATAAGATACAATAAAACGAAAAAGATTAAAAAACTTTCTAATTTAAAACTATATGTCAGACATTAAAACGGTTACTGTGACTGACTCAAGAATAGCGGATTTAACTCCCGATTTGGTTTATTCTGTGTTTAACGGTGCTCAACAAAACACCTACCAAGGATTTCCATTCAACTCTGCCTCAAACTCCTCGCTCACGGCAAATATCCAAATCCCAAGTGAATCGATAGCCTCTGACGCAAGAGTGCTTTTACAGAGTGACCTCAATTTAACAATAAATTGTGCGAATGTTCCAATCGGGTCGTCAGCCTTTCAGTATGGTTTGACCGACTCGCTGAACAGCTACCCCCTCCAGTCCCTTTTTACTACAGCATCTCTCACAATCAACAATGCTACCTCATCTACCAACTATAAGGATGTTATGCCTTTTATCAAAATGTTAGAGGATAAATCGACTCTCGATAAATCCAACTCTACATCACCCGATTTCATCAACGAAACATGGGGAAGTTACGCTGATGCCGTTTTATCCAACTCCAATCCTATGGGAAATCTTAACGATATGGCTTACGACAATGCTCGTATTCCCAACGGTTCTTACCCAGCCACCATCGTCATCAACAGATATGTCGCTGGAGTATATACCGATACTTCTCCAATTTCGGGAGGTGCTAACAACACTTGGGTCATCTACCTAACCTTTAGGGGATTAACTGAACCATTTTTGGCTTTGTCCCCTTTTATCAACAACTCTTTTAACAGAGGAGCATTAATCGGTTTGAATAACATCGCTATGACCATGAACGTGGATAGTGGTTGTGCTAAAGTATGGACTACTGGAAACTGCTCTGCTGGGGCACAAGGTTGGAACTCTTACATCACAAGTATTCAACTTGGAAATCCATCATCCAACTCTCTTGGTTTCACCAACTCAAGACTTTTGTTCAACTTTTTGACTCTTACTGATTTACAGTATTCTCAAATCTCCACCAAATCTGTTACCAACTACACATCATACGACAGATACATTTCTCCATCATCCAACTCTCCAGTCATGACTGCCAACACTGGTGGATACAATGTGACATTTCAAAATATCCAGTTGTCGCAAGTCCCATCACTTATGGTGTTCGCCCTACGAGTCCCAATGAGTTCGCAGAATTGGTGCTACACTGATGGTTTCTTATCAGTTGGTCAAGTAAGCATCACATTTAATAACCAATCGGGGCTAATCGCATCAGCCAGTCAAGCCAATATCTACAACATGTCGCGAGCAAATGGTAGTCAGCAGTCTTACAACTCTTTTAGAGGACAAGCGACCGCCATCCAAGCGGGTAATGCGGTCACAGTTCCAACTTTGGGTTCAATGATTATCATTGACTGTGCCAAAGACCTTTCTCTCAATGGTCTGCTATCCAACGGCAGTATCGGTCAGTTCAACGTTCAAATCCAACTACAAGGTGTGTTGAACCAAAATCCTTTCCAAGTCCAACCCGAAGGCATCCTAATGTGTGTCAATGAGGGATTTGCTGTGACTCAGCTCGGCAATACTCAGTTTTTTACAGCGGTCCTCTCACGAGAATCAGTTTTGGACGCAAAGAGCGAACACCCAGTCAATGTTGTTGATGAAACTCTTTACAAGAGGACTGTTGGCGGTGCGATGAAACCATCTCAAATTGGAAAATATGTTAGAGG